TTTATGTTTGGCGAACCAGCTCCCCGCTATGCCGGGGCGCCGGCTCATTGTTGAGTATTCTTGTTGTTTTTCAATTATTTCGCCATTTGGTGTAATAATCTCGTAATGCTTTAATCCATTTTCGTTTATTGCGTCTTTTTTTTTACCATTAATTTTCTTTTGAACGTAACCGGCGACATATGCCGCCGATTGAAATGTTACGTCTCCTATGGATGAATGTCCTTTTCCCCATAGTTTGCTTAATGTTTCTGATTGAGATAGACCTTTTTGTCCTTGTATTATTTCGCGGTCGCGAAATTTTGTATTGAATAAAATTGCATGATAATGCGGTCGGCCGAATTTTTCGCCGTATTCACCGCATTGATAATATCTTATTGGTTGGTGCTGATTTGCACCTTTTTTCTTTCTAAGCCTTTTCATAAAGTCTTGAAAGTCTTTTTTTACTAATGTTCCGTGTTCGGGTAGGTGTTCATTATCGTATGTTAACGTAATGAATATATTGTTAAGCCATAGACTGGCTTCGTGCATGTTTCTTAACGCCCATTGGCGTGAGTATTCTTGTCTGCATCCAGTACACTGTTTGCAGCTTACGGTTGTTTTAGTTCCGTTTGATTCGTGAAGTGTCCAGGTGAGTCCACCGCCTATTTTGTTATAAGCGGTTATTGGATGAAAGCATGGCATAGTTGCTCCTTTTTTTTATAGTCGGATTCCGCCTCTCATTGGACGAGATCCTCTTAAAGAATTTTTTCTGTGTGTTCTTGCTGCTGTGCGAGAGAACATTCTTTTTGATTTTTTATAGTTCATTTTTCTAGGTCTTCTCATTGTTATCACTCTCCTTAGTTCGTGAGGTTATTTTTACGACTAACCCCTAAAAGGTGTCAGTCGTTACAGTTGTATCAAGTGGACAACTGTTCTGCCGCGTCCGACTCGTCGGACTTGCCTGCTGGGAGGGACGTTGTTTCCTCCCCAGCTTCTGCTTGTAGAGCTTGAGCTAAACGCTCGTTTTTAATAGCTAAACCCCATTCTTCCATTTGTGGAAGGTTATCGGGATTTTCTGCAAAATTTAGAAAGCTATGCATTTCATTGTTGAAGGTATCCTTCACTTGTTCCGGTAATTCTTCAAACAATGTTTTTGCGGTTGCTAGTGTATTTTGCATTTCTTGGAAATCCACGTTTGATACGTCTGCGTATTGTGGGTTTGCGTTTGTTTTTGGCATAATTCCTGTTTCCATGAATTGTGCTAGTATCTTGTTAATATCACACTGATCAGTGTGATGTTGTTCTGTGAGACCGTCATTAAACGTCTCACTATAGTTTTCGTTGCCTAAATTATAGGCTGAACGAAATGTGTTTTTTGGTACGCCAGTGGCTTTTCTTTTTGTTGTCATAGTGATAGTCCTGTTAGAGCTGATTGAAATACTTTAGTTTTTCTATTTTTTTGACTTTGTCTTATCCCTCTAGATGAGCCACGACCAGGACTCCTAATAGAACGGGTAGTACGCTTATAGCGATTTTTATTGCCAGGTATGTCATCACCAAATCGCATATTGGAAATTTCAGCTTTGTTATCGTTTGCGTTCTTTGCACTATTGCTCTCCTCTAGTAATGCTTTTTGTAAAGCAATTGCAGCTTGATAAGGTATTGACTTACCTTCTGCAGTAATAGCTTCATATTTAGCTTTTTTTGCGCTATTAGCAGTTAAAGCTGTAGTTGCTGCTTGTTGTGCTGCTGATACTGCTGATGCAGCTTGGTTTACCATTGGTGCCATAGCACCGCCCGGTGAACTTGCTTCTTTACTACCAGCTAATATTGGATTTATTCCGGCCTTTTTTAAATCCGCCATTCGGCGTTGAACGGCTGTATTGGACATTTCACGTTGAAAGTCCATTTGTTTTTGTGCTTGTTCGGCACTTGCAATATTTTGTTTTTTAGCCCCTTTGTATCCAAAGAGGCCACCAATTGCGCTGCCTATACCTGTGAATAAGTCGCCCATTAGAAATGTGTTCCGCCGGGTATGCTGTTTACTGGCATTGGTCTTGTACATCTTAGTTTAAATAACGAATCAAATATAAATTGAGGTTCGCTTGCTACCGCTAATGTACGTTGTACGTTTGTGTCTGTTACTTGAATCCATGAATCTCCGAGTAATGGCAAGCTTGCATACTCCTGGGCATAATGCCAGGACTCGAGAGTTCCTGTTGCGTTTGAACGGAATTTGCCAGTTACTGAACTTGGCTTGTATCTATATTCCGCATAACGCTCTTGATAGCCGAACGTAGTTTCGTCGGCTGCACTTCCTTGTGCATAGATCTCTTTATTTTTGACTGCTTGTTCTCCAATCGTTGAAAGCGTTGGCCAGTAGTAATCGTATATTGTTTCTCTACTAAACATTCTGTTCAGTCCTTGTTGGTATGTTAAATCTGTTCTTACAGATACCATACCTAATACTATTGTGTGTTCAGTGAAACTCTTTGTGAAAGAGTGGCCACTAAGTACAGTTGTTCCTATGGCCGATAAGTTACCTTGTGGTGTTGTTGCGTCTGTTGACGATGTTTGTGCGACCGGGCTTATATTTACCGGTGAGCTTCCGCCCCCCAGGTATTCTGGTCGTTGTAGTCGTGCGTCAGGGCTAGTTACGTTAAAGTGGTTTTTTATAACTTCGATATATCTTGAACCGCCTCTTGCTTGTATTTCAAGAAATTTTTGTGTTGCAAATGCTAAACGAAGTTGATTAATTGTTGCTGCGGTTGCATCTGTTAAATCTGCGTATATACCTGAGGTACCAGATTGAACTATTCCGTAGGTTACATCAACTACACCAGATGCACCAGCTTTGGCTACTCCTACGTTATCACCATAATTGTCTACTTTGCCTCGTAACAGTGATGAAGCATCTGATCCTAAGCCTAAATTAGATGTTCCATCTGTAATACCTAATGCTTTACCATCACCGTATACAGGTGCTACTGTTCCTAATGGTATTGTTACGTCAGCGCCTTTCTGGGGCCAGGGTAATGCTGATGTAAAGTAATCGTGTTTTTTTCCTCTGTTAAGTAGTGCGTACGTTGTAGTATCGCCTCCACTTGTTGTATCTATTGTTTTTGGTGCTTGTAAGTTCTCATCTCGGAACCAGTCGTTCCAGACGAGCGTATATGCTCGGTGCCATAATGCACTGAATTCTAATGCTGCTACCTTGGTTGGTATTCCGAAATAATCGGACAGTGATTGCTCTGCTTCTCCACTGCCACCCGCTGTAATTGTCGGTGGTACTGGGGCTGCGACTGTGAAGTCGGGAGTTCCGTCTAGTCTATCGGAACCAGCTGCTTTATATGTTTTTGTTTCTCCCATAAATTCTTCGAAATCGTCCCAGACGAGTCGTACTGGTACTGCGAAGAAATGGGTATCCATGAATGCGTTGTCCATGGTTGGGTGTATTGGTGTTGCTAATCTGCTAAATGCAGTGAGATTACATGAGAATGTATCTCCGGGTAATGCTTCGTCTACATAAATCGGGACTAATTGACCGGCATTAAAGGTAGTTTTTAGCCCATGACTCCTATCAAATGTTGAACGTTGTATATCGGCGTGTGGTACTTCGCTAAACTGATGTTGTTGCGAAGAGCCGATTCTTGTGTTGTATTTGTGAGGGTTTTTCATGGGCATGTTATTTCCTTATTTTTTGTTTTTTTTGAATTGTAACACATGTTCATGTGCTTTTGCGAGACATGTGGGTTCTTGTGGTGTTAATTCTCCAGTTGTTGTTTCAAATGTGCCGATTCGCCAAAGCGAATAATCCTCCGGATTTTTGGCAATTTGTGTATCTTCATTCGCTAAATCAGCGAATTGTCTTAACGCTATTGCGTCGTTTTCCAAGCTATAATCTTGGTGATATGCTTCAAGTGCTGAATCGAATATTGTGTATTTACATAGTATCATAGTTTATTCCTCTTATATATAGCCATTCTGGCTTTGTGTGTTTTCTCTGCTTGTCGCAGAGCCTCTGGCGTTCGTAAGTGTTGTGTTTGTTTCATTTCCTTACGTCGCTTTTCTTTTATGACTTCCATATCCATTGGATATTCTATTTCATAAAGTCTGTCATAATATTTTGGTGGTCTCATTTCTTTTCCATTTATATGAATATTGTCTGACGGATAAACGTCGTTTTTATGTTTGGCGAACCAGCTCCCCGCTATGCCGGGGCGCCGGCTCATTGTTGAGTATTCTTGTTGTTTTTCAATTATTTCGCCATTTGGTGTAATAATCTCGTAATGCTTTAATCCATTTTC